CGTTATCAAATACAGGGTCACTAGAGTTTGAAACAACAAATTCTTCAGGACATACTGGATTTGGTGTAGAAGTAGGCGAAGGTGTTTGGGTCGAAGTAGCAGTTATGCTTGGCGTAGGTGTTGGGCTTGGAAGAATGTCAGGTTCATACCTAACAACAATATCATTAAAGGCTCTTTGCTCACCTAAATAATTTGAAAATTGCTTATTTAAAAAAACTCTAGCCACTTTTTTTAGTTGTTTGTTTGACCAGAGAAAAATTGGTTAAAATAATTTTCAGTTAAACCTGATGGATTTGGTAATGGTACATAATCAATCAAAGGGAGTTGTTTTACCCATTCATTTTCAGGGTAAATTGAGCCATCAATTTCTTGTGTGGTAATAACCCAAACACCTTCAGGGGTGTTATAGGATAAAAATGGATTGAAAAACCAATCCTGTTCAACCATTTGACCGGTCAAAAGTTCTTTTTGTTCTGTTGTCAATTCTCCTACTAACATAACTTATACTTGTCTTGATAAAGCGGTTTGGAATGCCTGAATAATGGTGTAATAGTTGCTGACATCAACATCGCTGAGGCCATAACCAACCGAGAACCAAGCATATCCTCGTGCATTAAATGCACCAGCAACTCCAGAGCCACCATTTCTTGCCATCACAAACATATTTTCGTTTGATAAAGCAGTGCTTGTTTTACTTGCGTTGATAGTTCTTGTAGCATTCCGGAAGGCAGTTTCAATAGTAGAACCTGTTCTCGTTGCTGTGAATAATCCTTGTCCGTTGGCTACTGCTCCTGTTGAATATCCATCAGCATTTGAGCGAACAACCTTAATTCCTGTAGCAGTTGTCTCATAATTGTAAATCTGGAAAGCATCACCTCCAGCTATTGCAATTCCCATGTCAATATTTGACCTTGAGGGGGAGGTTCTTGAATAGTTGGATATGTGCACGCTATTCAAGGTCAAAGCAGTTATGTTGAAGTTGGTATTTCCGTAAGCATTCGTTCCGTTTCCGCTAACTTCATTTGCCGTAAAAGACACTCCACCATTCCAGCTCATATTATTAGTTCCAGGATTTTTTCCGTTAACTGCCGTTGAAGCTGAAGTTCCACCAACAATCGGATAAAAAACCGATAATTTATCCCAAAGATTGTTTGATACAAGAGATGTAAATAAGGTTACCGTTGCACCAGATATTGTACTACCTAAGGCACTTCCTTTTGCCACTGCTGCTGCTTCAAGGAATATGTTTGCTTCAGTAGTTCCTGAAGGGGGTGGTGTTGAAGATGGCGTTGGTGTATTCGTTGGCGTTGCAGTCAAAGTCGTTGTAGCGGTAGGCGTTTGCGTCCCAGTTTGTGTCGGTGTCACCGTAGCACTTGCAGTGATGCTTGGCGTGGGAGTATTTGTAGGAGTTTGAGTATTTGTTGGGGTCACTGGCACCCCACTTGTTTCTTCAGGAACATAACCACCCAATGCAGAATTTGCTACCACTTCTGGTAGCTTAAATGTGTCCCATCTGGGCATTCTTTTTCTTGGAAACATAGATTTTCTTTGGCTAAAAAAGGGGGACTTTCACCCCCCTGTTTTTTTTTGTATTATAGTTGAACTGTGATGCCGGTAAATACAGCTTGAAGATTCGTATTTACTACGATTTCTTGAGTTGCATTTGGTTCGCCACCCTGCATTGTAAGAGCTGAAAGCCCGTTCAAATCGGTGTATGCGAGTCCGGTAGCTATTGCACCCGATGTGACCAGCGCTCCGTTGACAAAAGCGAAGGACCAATACCTCCCGTTGTTGTCTTTGAAGACTCCGACGATTGAATTTTGGGAAACTAAGTTTTGAAACAGGACCCTTAGGTCTTTATCAAGACGAGGAAGATTCATAACCAAAGTTGGTTGAAATACCACTGACTGGGCAGTCGTGTTGATTCCAATTTCTTCGGTGAACGAGGACCCCTGCTTTGTAAGCTCGAACTTATACATCGTACCGCTTCCTGAGATTGATACAATCTGGTCGTCTCCGTTTTCAGTCCATCCTGTAATGGATGAAGAAGCAGAGCCTCCAAGAAGCCAAATTGTGTTCAAGCCGCCCGTACTTGCATTTCTGCAATCGAGCGTATAACCTGAACTAATAAAACATGACATAATTTATAAGTTTTTTTTGTTTGAGTTTATTTTTTTAGAGGGGTTCATCACGAAGCTCTGAAGAATGAGTCAACGCTAAAGCATCCAGCTCCGTAAGTTGTTCTAACTGAGAGCTTTACAATGTCCTGGAACGGGTCATATTGCATGCGTTCGGACATTTGCGAACCGTTCATTCCTACGAACATGTATTGAGCCGGACCTCCTACTACAAGATTTTGACCTGTTAACGCCTGCGTTGGAACAACTCTGACATTAGTAGCCGGTAGAATTACTCCCCACTCTTGTCCAGATGTTGGGTCGCCATAATCAGCGGTAAATAAGTTGATGTAGGATTGATTTCTCATTGACTGAACTAAGCCACGATAGTCAGCATATCCACAGAAAATAACGAGGTCATCTCTATGAAGAACATTTTCAGGAATTGCTGCATAATATGAAGAGAACACGGTCAAACCGTTTGAAGCTGTAGCTGCCGTGTACGCGACTGCTGTTGCGCCGTTGCCAGTTGTAATTAATGCACCAAAGCCATTAAAGCATTGTGAGTTGTATTGTGTTGCTCCAGTAGCAGTTTTGTTTAACCAAAGTTGGTATTCAATTTGGTTAGCGGTTCGGTTAGCCACGTCAGTAACCACGGCCTCCGCGAACGGGATAGCTTCCTGGAAATTATCATTACTGAGGTACTGAGAGAGGTACGTATTGTACAGGTCGTACGGGCAAAATTGTAATTGTGCCTGTTTATTGCAAAGTTTAACTTCTACGGTAGACTGCACAGTGTTCCCCGTAGGGTTCCATCCGCACGCCGCATCAGTCAAAATAACATTTGATTCGGTAAAACCAATCAGTTCTGTAGTTCCCTTGAGGTCAGCACGCACAGAGGCATACTTGGTAGTAGTAAGTCCAAGAAAGCTCTTAATAAGCATTTCAGAGGCATACTGCTCCCAGTTTTGGTCAAGTGAACTTAAATCATAGTTAAAAGCGAAAGATTTTGATTCGCCCTTAACAACTTTTGAAGGTAGATTTTTCATTTTTAAGTTTTTGTTTTTATTAAATAACGCCGTTATTTTTCAAGAAATCCAATTTTGCGTCAAGTATTGACATTGCAGGTTTTGAGAAACCTTTTTTCTCCACAATTGGCGTATTGAATTGTGGTTGTTTTTTGAATTCTTCGTAGTCTTTTTTATAGGAGTCTAAATCCTTGTTGAAGGTTGAGAAAACCGCGAGCATTTCTGACATCGCTTCTTTCATTTTCTTCATTTCTTTTTTCATATCTTCCATTGAGCCTTCACCAGCTTCATCAGGGTATTTAACCCCCGTGATACGGTGTTCTGCGTCAATAGTTAATACGATGCCAGAGTCAGTCGTATGTTCGCCTTCAGGAGCGCCTACTTTCTCACCTTCTTTGGTGGTAACATAAGCGTATTGACCAGGAGCAAATGGTTCGTCATCATCTGTCATAATGGGGGTTCCATCAGTCAAAGTTGCCTTTGACATAACTTCGGTGTCCACCATAATGTCATTTGAAGCCTCACGAACTGCTTCTGCTTCATCATCAATCTTTTCAATTACCGCAATGAGTGAGTCCTCACCGACAACTAAGCGAAGACCCTCACGGGTTTCGTGTGTGCCAGCAGGGGCGGGTGTCATAATACCATCTTCACCAACAATTAAAAGTTCCTCTCCAACATTGAAGGGGCCCTCTTGGTTGTTAGTGATGGTAGTAGAACCATCAACCAATTTGGTTTGGAAAAATTTCTCCGATTTGAACTTCATACCTAACATATCGGCAATCTTTGAAATTGCTTCGTTTGCTGTCATATTATTCAGTTATTTTATTTAAGATTTTTATTATCTCTCCTAATAAGTATTCATCCTCTGCTTGCTTTGAAAAATTTAATAAAAAATTGCCCTCTGCTGAGATTCCTTTTACTTTACCAGGTTTGATATATTCGTTCCAAATTATGTCGCCTTCAGTAGTGTCTAAAACTTTATATCCTACCATCCAGCTCCCTGTTGGAACTTGTTCAGGGGTAAATCCTAATGTGTATGATTTGTCTGAATTGCCATTGACAATCCAACTTTCAACCATAACAACATCATTGAACTTTTTATCGGTGTGTTCAAGATTTGTTTCACGCAATCTTTGTTGAATCATAAACTTTCGTTGTATGCGTTCAATCGCTTCGGGGGTAAACTTCACGAAGTATTTTTCTCCATCTTCTCCAATTCTCGGAATTAGCAAATTCGGAATCATAAGGGGGGAATAAATCATTCTCTGCTCTTCGTTAGCAGAGAACATTTGGTCTGATGACTTTGTGAAGTTTATGTTGCAGAATTCACCAAAACATTTTCCGAATTGCTTTTCATCCATGTAGGTCTGTGAAACAACCTTTGAGAGGTTTGCTTTATAGCGTGCTGTGTCAGGAAGATAACAAGCACCAGGGGTTTCGTTGCATGCTTGACCAGCCATTCCATCCACAAATCCATTCTCTTGCAATCTTTCGTTGATTCTTCTACCATCATCCCCCACTTCAAACATGTAGGTGTATTGCTTCCACGCATGCACGCACTGTGGTCCACCCTTATAAAGCCACTTAGAATAAGGGCTATTTCCATTTGGACCAAAGTCTTGGTTACCATCATTCAACAAATCGATTGACCCTCTTCTAAAGAATTGACCTTCTCTTGGTTCACACCATTTTCTTGTAGGTTCCTTACCAGATACTTTGACAGCATATTCGTAGAACTTTGTGTTGTTTCTAAAGACCGTTTTACCAAGAATGTCACCTCTGTTTAAACCAGTAAAAAACTGGTTAAAGTTCAAGGGTTTTTTGTCAGGGTTTTCTTTGAAGAAATTTACT